CCATTAATCCTGTCGCATCAGTTAACGCAACAGTAGGCCCAGCAATACCACTAGCAAGTGATGTAGAAACAGTAATTGTGTTTGTCGCTGTTGAGATTGTTTTAACATAATAAACAGTATCTTCTGCAATACCACCGAATACGAGTCCTTGGAATGTAATCGGATTGTTGAGAGCAAACTTTGATATACTATCGCATACAATTCTATCTGATGACGCAATAGTTTCTGTTGCTGTTACTTCAACTGGTATTGATGATGGCTTAATTAAGCCAGAACCTTGGAAGAAAGTATCACTAAAATTACAATTGAGATAAATGTCATCAAATCCTGTAGATGTTATTTCTCTAATAGGGTCAGTGTCTGTATTTGCTTTAACTAATTGATTACCGTTACCAACTTCATAGACATCAATTCGTAATTGTTGATCTGGCCCAGTTGCCAATGATGTATTAAGTGTAATCACTTTAGTTGGCCAATCAATCGTGTACTCGCTTGTAGCAAGTCCTGTGCCTAAGCCTGTTGCTGGGTCAATAATCTGTAAACTTAGATCAATTGGATATTGTACAAAAGCATCAAAACTATAATCAACTTGAGAACTTGATGTAGGTGTTAATGTACGAGATACAACATTAAATCCAGTGTGTGAATACTGTGTAGCATTCCAAAGTGTACCAGGTCTTGTGTTCACAGTCATTGTGAGATTGTCTTTAAGATAACCTGGAACTAATTCTTCTGGTCCATAACCGAATCCAAACTCTGCTCCCTTGACATCATAGATAGGTGCTGTTATAGTAAAGATGCTAGATGAGGTCCAAGTAACACCATCGTCTATTGATTGTAAAATTGTGTTGTCATCACCGACAACAACAAATGTAGTAGCATCAGAGTTGTATGTGATACCTGACAAGTGTTCTGTAGTACCAGATGTTTGTGTTGTCCAAGTCAAGCCATCAGTTGATGTTTGAATTCGTCCAGTGTTACCAACTGCCATCCATAAATTGTTAGCATAGATGATATCGTTTAGTGTTACATCAGTTACATCATAATAATACATTCTACACTGATCTGGTATCGCACCACTTGTGAGTGCTACTAACGCTGTTAGTCCTGCATCAGTATAAATTTGTACTTGAGTCGTGTTAATAACTTTTACATAATAAGTTGTGCCAGCAGTTAACGAACTAAATGAATCTGAGAATCTTATTGGGTCAGCATCTGTAAATCCTGCTGTACTAGCCACACCAAGACGATCTGTTGCTGAGTTAATACCTGACACTAGAACTTCATTAATACCTGTCCAGTTCGCACCGTTTGATGTTTGATAGAACACATTGCTCTCACCAACTGCTATAGCAATTGTACCGTTACTTGTGACTGCGTTGAATCCATTCGGAGTAAGTGTCGCAACATCTGACCAACTGCTACCATCGTCATCTGTTGAGTAAGCAATGATGTTAGTTGCTACTAACTCAGTTAAGCCCGATGTGTAATCATATCGTAAACCTTTACCAACTGCGATGAAACCTGTATAACCAGTTGTTGTAACATACGCAGTTCCGTTCAATAATACTTCAAATACAGCATCATATGTTTTACGTTGTGTCCAAGTAGTTGTGTCTGTACTATTAACAATACCATCACCGACTGCGACATAATAATCGCTACCATATGATACACTGTTAAGTGCTATTGAAGGTACTGTTAGAGCAGATGATCGTGTTGTCCAAACAATGCCGTCAGTACTCTTATAAATTGGAGTTGCTGTGTTTGATGATGTCATTATATAGACACCATTACCTAACACGATATCAGTTGTATTAACAACACTGTCTGCTATTGTTTTTGTTGACCAAGATGTTCCTGTCAGTGACTGAATTACTCCAGTGTACGAAGTAAAGTTAGCAGGGGCAAAATATGTAGTGCCGTTCCAAAGTACTGCTGGAATTGAAACGCCTGTTGGGTAGAATGCTTGATCTTGTAATTGAATGTCAAGTGCGTATTGATCTTCTGGAGCAAATGCGTTACCTAAGTAAACAGCATTTGGATATGTAGTACCAACAAACAGTTGAGTCAGATCAAGACCTGGCATGTTGACTGTTGGTTGATAGAATCCTTCAACTCTGTCAAGTGCGTTTAATACACGATTATCTGATCTAAGTTCTTCCCACTTGCCGATAATAAACTCATCATCGTTGTTTGAGATAACACATCTATAAACTCTGTTTAGATATTTTACAATAGACTGATCAAAGTAGAATGGTTCTGGTAAGAACGCATAACTACCTGCTTTTGCCATTGTGAATGCTACTTCAGCAGTTGGTGTTGGAGTAATAACAGTACCACCTGGGGTAGCACTTAATGCTACATCGTTTCCTGCTATTGTTGTTATATAATAAGTTGTACTGTTTGTCAAGCCACTAACTGTTTGTTCTGCTGTACTTAATCCCATAAAGACTACTGGATCGTTTTGTACAAAGCCTGAAGCATCAGTTACTGTATATGGTGTTGCTGTGCCTGTCAATGCTGTAACTGTAGTTGAAGTAAATCCACCAAAGTTAAAACCAATACCACTAACTGGCAATGTCATTCTTGCGTCAGAATAAACTTCTAATTGAGACTCTGAAATAACTTTTAGATAATATTGTGATACTGAATCTTCTGGATCACCTGAAACGATAAGACTTGTTATTGCTCCGTTAGCATCTATCGTATTAACTTTTAATGACGCATCGTTTGCAGGAGTTGTTCCGCCTATTGATGTTCCTGGTATTGTAATAATATTCGTAACAGCATATCCAGAGCCGCCATCATCGATAATAACTGAGTAACCACCTAATTTAAAACCTATGTCAAATTCTGCGAATGCTTGTGGTGTCTGTGTTAAACTAAATGATGCTACACTGTCTGTTAAAGTAACATCGCTTCCACCAGCAGATGTAGATACAGTAAGATACTCACTGCCTGTTCCTGACATTGTACCGTTGTCAGTTGATAACACAAATGCGGCGCCACCGATTGATTCAGAGATTGTAAACGATGTACTACTATCAATTGATTTTACAAAATACTCGTCTCCGATTACTATATTTCCTAGACCTGCTCCAGAGAAGATAATTGACATGCCCACCCAAAGTGAGTTTGTAGTTCCACAAGTAATTAAATTGCCAGTACTGGATGTTGAAGTACAGAACACAGTGATTGGATTAACTGTTGCTGTACCAGTACCTGCTCCAATGCCTGTAGCAGTGAATGTTATACCGACTGAGTTACTAATAGCACCAATTAATGTATAGTCTGTTGTGCCTACTGTTTTAATGGTGTATATTTGACCTATTACAAATGACCCTGCTGACACAACTCGTTGACTAAATTCAGTGACATAGTATGGTGTGCCTGTTGTTAAGCCACCTGTTATAGCACTAAACTCTACTGGCATGTTTACATAGAAGTTACTTGTGCCTGCGTCTTGTCTGAGTAGTGCGATTCTGTCTACTGTATCAATTGTCGCACCTAATGTTCTTGTTAATTGACTAGACACATCACTTAGTGCTGTAGGAATATTTGTATAATACTTAGAAGTATCGTAGAATGTAAATTGTTGACCGTTAACTTGACCAGGAGAGATTGGCAATGAAACATTCATTAACATTGAGCCAGTCGCTGTTGACAAATCAAATGCGTCTGCTTGACTTGTTAATACACCAGTTGTTGTTGTGGCTGTACCATTTCCAGCACCTACTCCAGTTGCGGTAAAGATAGTGCCTGCTAAATTATTAGCCGCACCAATTGCTACAAAATCAGTTGCTGTAGGACTGCCTATAGAAACGATTTGATATGTTGTGCCAGGAGCAAATGATCCAGCATTCGTTAGACCAAGATCAGTAATATCAAATTCTGAACCATTAATAGATGTTGCGATTGTTAGTTGTGTTGCTGATACAATTTCTCTTACATAGTAAATTGTACCTGAAATAAGATTGCCGTAGTCAGTTATCTTAGTACTTGGCAATGTCGTAAAGTCATTAAAAATTATTGGATCATTAACACCAAAGCCACTCGTTGAAGTTACTGTTATGTAGTTTGTTGTTACTTCAGTACCAACGAGTGTAGTATTCAACGCAGTTGCTGAATCACTAATAGTAATTGTTTCGTCATCAAGGATTGTTGTTACATAGTAAACATCATTTTCAACGACATCACCAAAGACAGTTCCTGTAAAGAATAACGGAATGCCTGGATAGAATCCGTCAGTTCCACCTGTGCCTATAACACTTTGTGGAATTGTAATTGTGTTGTTTGTGCCGTTAGTCGCAGTTGCTGTTAACAGTCCAGGATAATTAAGTGTTACTACTGCTGTGTTTGTAACTTCACCAGCAAACGCACTCATGCCTGCTAATGGAGCAGTCTCGGTTGTTACGACAAAAGTTATGCCACCGACTGTTTCACTAATTGTGAAGTCAGTGATATCAATAATAGACTTAATATAATAAACTGTATTGTCTATGATATTTCCTATTACTGCTCCAGTAAATTTAATTGGCATGCCTACTGTGAAACCAATTGTAGAACCAGATGAGTTTAACTCACCAGTTGAATCATCATATGGATTTAATCTAATTTTGTTCCCAGTCGCAACAGTATTTGTTACTCTACGAGCAAACTCAGTGTACAAGATATCTTGGTCATTAGTAGTACTGACAATTTCAAAAACTGCTCCTTGTGCTGAGGCGTTAATATCTTCAATTGGTGGTTGAGTTGCTTGTAATGAGATTGCCGAAGATGAAACATTTTCGCTGTTAAAATAACTACCAGCAAAAAATGAACCGTAGAAAGCATTTGCTTCCCAATCTAAGATTTGACTTGAATAAGTAGTTCTATCAAATCGTAACGCAATATTATTTTCTCTAACTGGTTGTGAATTCGATATTGCTGATGCCCTAGCACCGATATTTAATGCGAAATTACCGTCAGTAACACCGTCTGAGAATACTACTCTATCAAAATTATAAATTGCGTTATCAGAACTTGTATACAAAGCAATAACTGTTGTTGGATTCGTTTCAAGGACATTAATATAATACCATTGATTATTAATTAAACCAGTAACAGATGCTGATGTAGTTTCATCATCTTTATATTGAATAATGTTGCCTGTTGCTAGACTAGGGGCAAACAATGAAATCGTATTTAATGTTGAATTGATATCTGCGTTCGTAAAGAACAACTGTTCTGCCGCCCCAATTCTGATTTCTGGTAAAACAGCATACCCTTCTCCGGGATTTATAACGTTCACACTGACAACAGAATCAACACTCATTACTGCTTCAAGTTGTGCTTCAACTCTCGGTGCTGGGTAGATTGTTGTATCAATGTATGCTGTAATTTGAGGTGGCTCAACGTAGTTTTTACCGCCGTTCAGAATTACCACAGCAGGCAAGTCAATAAAGATATCAGCTCCTGGTATGTGTGCCGCTGGTGTTGTTCCGTTAAATCCTCTTTGTAATCCGTTGAGTAGATTTAATGCTCGATCAACACCTGAGTATGCGATCTGTTCCGTGCCTATTGTTATAACACCGTTAATTGGGAAACCTGATGCGTTGTCAACAAACATAATTGTTGAACCAAGTGGCATATAAACAGACAGCAATGTAATTTGATAATCTGTTTGACCAGTAATAGATACTCCATAATTGTTAAACCAATCTTTGTATTGTGGTAATTGCCAAACAGCATTTGTTGGCAAGAATGATGAAGTATTATTAACATCAGTGTATGTTAACTGAGGCGAAACAAACTGTTGTATGTTACTATCCCAAGTTGCTGGGAGATCAAAGTCAGTTACATTACCGTCAAATGTATCAAGCCCAGTATACTTAAACAAGAAGTCTTTGATTACTACATGATACGGCTTTGTTTCATTGATATAACTTGACAAAAACACTTGATTATCAGATGAATAATTTTGTATTGGTTTCAATTCTCTAATTGTGTGAGTGACATCGACAAGAGAAGTTTTGTTTAACCAAGGTAGATAATTCTGAGATTCATCTGCTTCACTTTGAATGTATTCAAATAAAAGAATTAATGATTGATTTCTATATGAAACAAGTTCATCAACATAAATTTGTTCATTCAAGGCACGAATAATCCAACGTGTTTCTTCACTTGGGTATTCATCGAATGAATCTGTGTCAAAGAAGTTATCTCCGAAGCCTGTTTTGCCTGCGGCATAATCCCAAAGATATGTTTTAAATTGTATTGTACCGTTTTCTAAACCAATACGAGTCCATACATCACTACCATCATAGCGATACATTTCCCATTTACCTTCGCCGTTTGTCTCAACTCTAGCAATAGATCCTATTGGCACTATAAGAGCAGAAAGATCAGCAAAAAGTGGTACTGAGTTTGATGACTTAGTATTGTTATTATATTGACCTACTGGATTTGTTGTTGGCAACCACCAGTTAACATATTCCCAGTAGTTAGTAGTATCATAAAAGGTACCTGTTTTGAAAAGATATGTCGCACTTTCTCTTGTTTCTGATATTGGGAAACCTGCTAATATAGTATTAGCATAATTTAAATAATTTTTTAATCCTAAGAATCTACTAAAGAAGAAACTCTGTCTTGGTCTGGCAAGTACGCCAGACTGAACTGCTTTTGGTAAGTATGGATTAGGCACAACTGCCCCGACTTCATCAACACCAGAGAACGAGTCTAGTAATCTATCATATAAACCTTCTGGTCTATTTGCTACTGTTTGTAGTCCGAATTTTGGTAGACCAGGTAAGAAGTCATCACTGACACCATCTCTGATTAAACTAAATTCTTGGTGAGAAGGATCGTCATTATTACCCGTCGCATACCCTACATGAAATACACTATCATTATCATTTATATAAGGAGTAGAATTGTATATAGCAAACGCATTTGGCAATAACGGAGTAAAGTAAGCAATACCAGATAGATTTGGATTTCTAATATATGCTTCTAAATTTGAATCAGATAATGTCTTGTCTTGGTCTGTCATTACAAGATCAGTATTGCGTACCCAGAAATAATAAACAGGGACAACAACGTTTGATGAGTTTATTGTTGATTCGACACTAAACTGTTGAAGATTTCTAGGGACACCTGGACCTGTGTAGCTAGAAGGTATAGTATTTGATGACACCCATGTATAAACAGCAACATCTGAACCTGGAAATACTCTTCCCCAACGACTTGCATTATATTGTACATCATTCTGATGATAGTTTAACCATTTAGTACCATTTGTATCGAACCAAAGTTCTCCGAGATGGTCTGTTCCCCAGATAAGACCTGAGTTGATAGTACCAACTCCAGCATTGTATTGTGCTGGGTCTACATTGTCAACATAGTCAATGTTTTCTCTTACTACACCTAGCAATTTGTTTTGCATTGGATCTATGTAGTCTAAATTAATTAACGTAGTGTTTGTTTCAGCACTATAAATCTGTGCGTTTTGTATCTTATCAATATCTACTGTTTTTGACGGTGTTCTGTATAATAACCAATCTCTAACACCAGATGCGTTTTGGAATACATTTACCTGACCTTCTAAATCACCATAACTTAAATTAGGTGTTCCAATAATAACTTTATTATCAACAAAGTCTAATGCTGTACCATACTCTGGTTCAAATCCATAGTTTTGATCTTTATTGTTTAAATTCTGTGCGTAGATAAATTTACCAGGATCAGATACTGACCCATTATAGTTAGCAAGATAATCATACATGTAAACAGCACCAGCATTATCCCATGTGTCTACCCAACGAGTTGCGTTGTTATCAAATATAGTATCGTTGTCTAAATTTTCATCGTCTGTGAAATCAAATGTTGTACTTAAGTATCTTGTACTAACTGGAGCAGAGATTACAACAGAATCACTTTCATCAAATTTGATTGTGTTACCAAACAATGTTCTGCTGTCATTATGTGGAGCAGTTATGTTTTGTGTTTTAGTGTATACTGTTAGACCAAGTTCTGATAGAGTGCTAGTATTGACTGCTTGTAATAATAATTTTTCATTAACTAATGCTAAACTTGCACTAATAATTGAGATAATAAGTTTACCATCAGCAGTTGTTGATGCTTGAATGTTTGTAATATTGCTGGCATTAATAACACCTGCTACAGTTGTAGCATTACTACCACTTATAAGTTTTACTAAGTACCCGTTAATTAAGAGATTTCTATCAGCAGTAAGTAAGCACTCACTTGTGCCTATAACTGTACCGTATTTTCCACCACCATTTGTATATCTATATACTGAACCGTCAGTCTGTATTTTTCCAGCAATGCGAATTTCTCCAGGTGCTCCGACTAACACTTCGCTTCCGAATGAAGTCATGTCAGTTGAGTATCCTAATTGAGTACCTACTCTTACATCTTCATCTGGAATAAGTGTTTGTGCTAATACATTGACTACTGAACTAACAGTGATAATATCGCCTGCTCTTAGTGTGCCAAAGTATTTAAAGTCATTTGGTGCTTCATTAACTACAGCATAGTTATTGTCATCAACGATTGTACCATTTACCTTGACTTCTCTGATCAAATTAATTGTTTGTGAATAAATTATACTGTTAAGGGTAGCATCGTCTTCAAATACAATCGCTGTCGCAGTTGATCTTGTTTCTTTAAGAGACATTGTGCCTACACCAACTTCTTTAACATAGTAAACTTTGTTTGGGGTAATACCAGAATTACCAAAAGTACCAATGCTAGAAAAAGCAATAGCAGTGTTTTCAGTTAGGGCCGCACCAGTATATGTAATAACATTACTTGTTACATCGGTAGCAGTTGTGCTAGTGAATAATGTGTCCCATGCTAATTCAAATAAATGAGGTTGATCTGATGATGTAGCATATTGCGATTCAAAGTTTTGTATAGCACGTGAATAAACATAACTTGTTCCCCAGTTAGTATTGCCCTCCGGGGACGTTAAAGTCGGAGCACCAATTGAGATAGTATCTCCGTTAGCATCAGTTACTACCGAAGAACCGAATGAGCCGGCACCTACAGGAGATACAATTTCTGTTTCTTCATTGTATGATACTTGATTTGCTGTACCTGTTCCTGTACCGACACCAGTCGCTACAAACAGAATCCCCACTTTGTTTTCTACGGCACTAAGTGCTGTGAAGTCTGTTGGGTTTTCATAACAAGTACCATCTTCTGCCACAAATCCTGTTGGAGGTGTTGTTGCTGTAAATGTTGTACCAGCATTATTATTGTCAGCACCTATTTGAGTAAAGTCCGTTGAACCTGGGAATAATATTTGATAGTCTTCGCCTGTTGTAATGTCACTAGCATTGACTTCTGTTCCTAATGAAGTGATCTCATATGTTTCAGTCGCAGTAAAGTAACCTGCTGTTAAAGGTATACGTTCTCTACTGAATCGTTCTACTTGATTGTTTAGTGGGTCACCAACATAAATCCAATTCTGATCATCACTGATAGTCACGCAAGTACCTGCTCCTGCTCCAACTGTCAATGTTTGTAGCAATAAAGGATCATCATCTACTATTGAATCATTTACTGTGTAGATGTAGACTTTACCAGATGGCAAGCCACCACCATCAGTTGTTTCTGTAATGACAAACAAACGTTCTGAGTATGCGATTGCTGTACCGAACGTTGGTCTTGCTACACCAGCTGGTAATATGCCGCTAGGATCTTCGTCTTGTACAACTGTATTAGTTTCAGAATCAAAGATATAACGATAGACTCTACCTACTTGTGAGTCTCCTAACCAATAACTATTTGTGTCTTTGATATATGCTACAGCACTACCAAATGTTCCGCCATCAGCCCGATTTAAAATATCAGTTGAGTTATAATTAAGCGACTTGCGATATACTCCCCAATTACCATCAGATGCTTCGTCTACCCATACTGTGTTTTTAACAAACTCTGCTTCGTTTAAATCTAGTGTATTAATCTCTGAAGGTTTTGTAACACGTTGATCAATAAATGTCAAGCCCAAACCGTTACCAGTTAACGTTTGTGGTGGTTGACTCAATGGCAAATTAATAGTGACTGATCTTAAATCATCGATGACAGTACAAACATAATAGCCATTAACATTAGATGCTACATTGATTAATGACAATGGATCTAATAGACTTAATCCATGTCTGTTAGCAAATGTAATTGTTGTCGTGCCGTTTGTGTTTGGTGTAACACCAACAACTCTGCCTACTGGTTTCCAAGAATACACTCTCCACTTTTCTTTAAAGTTTGCTAACCAAACATAGTCTCTAACATAAAAATCAGTAATTGGAACTTCGACATCATTTGGACCAACTGCTCTTGGTAGGTTAGCATAATAATAGGCAGCCATTTTGACATCATCGTAGTTGACAAAGCCTGCTGTCGGATATAATTTCGATGCTGGTTCATATGCTAGTTCTGATAATACATCAGGTGATTCGATAGGTCTAGCATAATTAAATAAATTCGCAAGATAGACTTCTTGCTGTGAGCCTTCTGTAAACACCCCTGTTGTTAATGAAACAATTGAAGGATTACCTGTTAATTTTGATTGATCTAACTTAAAGTCTACAAAGTTATTGTTTAGTGTTCCACCGAACTCTCCTGCAAGAATTCCCCAGTTTTCATAAACATCATAGTTTATACCACCTGATGGCAGTGTTGCTCCTTTGAAGGCAGAAACTGAGTTAGGTGTTCCTTTTGTTTTAATTAAATTTTTATAAACATTAACTTGTGTAATATCAGTCAAGTTAATTGACGCAAGATAATCTCTCGGTCTAAAGCCGATAAGCGAGAATGACAATTGATCAGCATCATTTTCTAAATTTGCTTTGTTGCTGTTATAATATAATGTGCTTTCATATGAACGAGTGGCAGAGTTAGGTAATAAACCTTTTTGTATTTGATCATAGTCTGTTATTGTCCATAGATTATCTACAAATATAGTTGATGGCTGAACTGTTGTTGTTGCTGACCAATATTTAGATTTGTATCTAACTATAGATCCTTTTGGATATATAAAAGTTGGTGCCCATTCTTTAATGTTGTCTTGGTTAAGAATAAAACCAGATGCCATTAATGTACCGTTCCAATCAGCAGTCTTAGTGCCTCGTAAGTAAATACGATTCTGTCTTAAGCCAGTAACTAGATTATAGATGACATCATTAAACAAGGTGTTGTTGTCAAAAACAACGCCATGTTCTATATTACTTAATTGAAACTGTCCGTATGCCATCGCATCACCGGCGTTTAATGTTTTAACTTGAAATTTAGTGTCAAGTCTTTCAATGTTTAAATCTTTAATCGCAATTTGATATAAGTTTTGATTTAACAAAAAGTTTTCTTGCTCAATTGTCAACGGCTGAACAATGTCACTTTCTTTTTCAATTTTTAATTGTTGTGCGGCTGGATTAACAGTTATAATAGACCCTGTTTCCCAATTGTATTGTGCCCAATACAAGTATTCTTTAATCATCAATTCCCAATTAAGTTCAACAGAATTTTCAATGTTATCGAAAACCATACCTTTACGGACTAAGTAGCTACCATAACTTGCTAAGAATTGTGATAGTTGTTGTAATGTATAAAACTGTGTACCGTAAGGTATAACTTTCTCTTCTGAATCTTTAGTAGTGTACTTGTTAGCGATGTTTACTGAGTAATCGTCAACTGTTACTTTTGTTGTACCTGAGCCTGTAATAGGCTGATCAATAGTAAAAAATGCTTGACTCTGTGAGTTACCGAATACTCTCCAACCATTATTAACAAGTTGAATAACAACACTTGAAAACTTAATTTGATCATTAGGTTGATTATCATGTAGCAATACTTGATAACTTTCATCTGGAATTAACAATGATGAATTATTTGAGTTAGGTGTTACTTTCTCTACAAAGAATTTTAATAATGTCTTATCACTAAAACCAGCAAGTCTGTAAATTAAACGAACATCAACATTATTAAACAATGATGTTATTGTAGTAGTTGCGTCAATTCCTTGTTGTTTTTCGTAATCAACTACCCAGTTAATATAACTTGTTTTTGCTGTCCCGCTACCATAAACTTTGATCGCACTAATATCTAAATGACTTCTGTCATCTACTAGATATTGTTTGAATTCTGTGTTATACTTGTAATTGTCTAAGTCAGCGCCTAAGTTAAAGAAGTCTGCTGGTCTAGTTAAAGCAAAGATTCGCATTAAGTCAAATGGGTAAGAAGAACTTCTTCTGTATGAGAACTCTGCTGGTGCGTCATCTCCTACTTTCCAATCACGTTTAAATAAATTGTTATCATAGTTGCCTACAAGAGTCTGCATTGGAGATTTTAAATCCCCATGATCATCAACTGGAAGAATTTTACTTAAGCCAGGACGTTTTAATTCTTTAACAGTAACACTAGTTGTTCCACCCGTGTTGTAAATGATACCTGCTTCAATATCATTCCACATAATACTGTTTTCACTCGTATAAGGTGCCGCGCCATACTGTGCTGTCCACCATAATGGCATTTCTGAGAACCCAAGCATTTCCCAAGGAGCAATGTTTGGTTGTGAAGTACCGTAGAAGTATTCATATACTCCTCTCCAGTAACCTTGTAAAATTGGAGTTTCTGTTAACTTGTTTGCTGATTGCCAATAGTTCCAACTAAACTCATTTGCTTGTGTGTAACCATTTTGAGTTTTGTAATTAATTCTATTTTGTCCAACCCAGTTTAAGAAGTTTTGACTATAAATTTTTAAGTAGTCTTCAGTTGAGTAAGTAGACTCTCTGAAGAATCCTGGCACAACTTCATATGCTTGAATAGGAACAATTGTACTTAACTTAATGTTATTATAAATTCTAGTTTCAAATTCTAGTAATGCTTGATCTCTAAAGTCTGTAAGTCCTGTTGCTGGAGTATAGTCTAATGTGTATAGAGATGTATATGATCCATCATGTCCTCTTAGCATGTAAACAGGAGTTTGATAATTAGGGTCTAAAACAACTGCTGGTTGATATTTAGGATACATTCCCAACTTAGTTGGAGTATTCGGAACAAATGAACCATATGTCTGATTGTATTCTTTAATTGTTATTTGATCATTTGGAATCAATGACTTCGTAACTGTTAATGAAGGAGCTGTAGTTGATACTGTATAATCAGTGTCTTTAATTAACTGCGTAGTTGTTGTAACACCTGATATTGTTCTAGTTAAATAAACTAAAACACTATTATAGTTTGCTTGTGTAAAATCATATGTTTGTGATAACGGATAAATTGATTCTTGTAGTGCATTCGCAAATGTATAAGTGTTCGTCTTATAAGGAGATTGTGAGGGCAACATGTCACTCCAAAAGAATGATGCTCCTTCAGATTTTGAGGCGACTATTTGATCAAGTGCTGTATCTAATATATAACTTGGACTAAATCTTTGTGACCAATTTATGTCATTAACAGTTTTGACAATTAATTGTTTATAGTTTACATATTGCTGTGAGTTAAATTGTAACGCATTGAATAAATTGTGTTCAGACTTACGCAAGAAAATACTTGGCAATACAAGTGCCGCAGAATTCTGAATAATGCTTGTACCATAAGGTACAAGATTGCCTAAGTCTCGTAAGTTGTTGGCACCAAAAACAACACCAGTCGAAGATGGGTTGTTAATAAAAATATCTTGGTATTGTTGTCTAATGTCACCAATGTCTGCTGTTTGTAAATTTTCATTAAACGGGTTATTGCTTAAATTAATAGGTATGCTATAATAAGCAGTAGCCGATGTTTGATTACTTAATACTAAAATCTGTATAGGAGTGTCTGCTGTTGGAGCAGTATTCAATGTTACTATAGTAGACGTATCAGTTGATGTGACTGTGTACTCAGTAGGCAATTGATAAACATTATTGACATAAACTTGTACACTCGGCCATTTAGCAGTGACAGTTGCGTCTTCCGGTATAACTGCTACATCACACGTAAATTTGGCTGTGGTCCCTTTAGTATATTCTAGTTCAAATATTTGATATTGAACTGAGGGGGCAAGTGCTGTTTGCCAACCTAACTCACGTGTTTTTGTGATACGTGTATCATAATTGTACACATAACCTGTGTTTACTTTTGTAGTAACTGGTGTTGTACCTGTTACGTAAGAAAACGTATCAATGTTTAATGAAACATCAAAACTAATATCACCTTGATTGACAATATCAGAATAACGAACAGGGAAACCTAATACAGGGTCGTTTGTTCCAGTACCTTTACCGTAAGCAAAAAGTTTATCACCTAAGAAAGATGTACCTTGATAGATTGTAGCATCACCAAATGATACAGCATTCTTATCATAGACATTAAACAACGGTGCTTGATTGACTGTCAGTTTTTGTTGACCTTCTTCCCATGCTGTTCCATCGAACCAGAAAGTAGAACCTTGATTATAATATCCACGAAGAGCAACAGTTTGATTATCAACTAAGACTGGTGAGTCTACTGTTTCTGACAATGTAATTATAGGTGTTGAACCAGGAGTAATCGTTGAGAAACCAACGACATAAATCTTGTTTTTAACTTGCGAATCAGTGTCTGCTGTAAAAACAACTCTTGCTCCAGAAAACAATTGATAGTTATTAACATTTGTATCACTACCGACAATAGATGCTACAGATGTACTTATAAAGGTAGAAGCAGTATCCCATACCACAGTTAAAACAGTATTGATACCAGTAACATTAATTGCTGTGATCGTTGTGTTTCTTGGCAATAGATTTGTTGAATCAGCAACAGACTGACCAACTTGGAACGGCTTAGTAATATTAGCTGTCGCAGTTGTTATTGTTGTAGTCGTAGCCGCTGTGGCTGCCGCTATCGTTGCGTTGTATGTTGTGTATGATTCTATATCTGGATAGTATGCTTGTTGATTCGCAACTTGTGCAAATGCGTTTGTTGTTCTAGTATCTACAAAGTCAACTGGAGCTTTTGCTTCTGTACCAGCATCAAATAGTTTTAGATTTGGATAGAACTCAATTATAGGTCGTTTTGCTTTGTTTTTTCCTGTAGCATATGTAGTAATGATAGTTGGGTTATCATTATAATCAGCAGATGCTTGGATGACATCAATATGAAACCATCTATTAGATCGTGACCATGCGTTTTTATTAATTGCGTTTCTCGCAATAGTAATGTAGTCTTCGTCAATAGGTATAAACAGTTCAACGTCAAAGTTACCGATTGAATAATTTAATGTGTCATAAGGAATAAACTCTGTGCCAGTAAAATCTTCTGGGACTGTTAAGTCAGTCGTTGGTATAAGTTGTATTGCTTCTCCTACACCTTCAACATAGTATTCTCCTGACAAGTAACTACTAGGGACAATATCACCTTGAAACTCAACTTTAAGTCCATTAGTAAACTCAACACCATTTGTTGATTTAAATGTTTTCTTGCCTATGACATCTTCGTCTACATTTAAAGTGTTTGTTAAATTACTTTCAATTAATCTAATTGATCCTACTTTGTTTGTGTTTGTTCCATCTTGGTAGTATAATGTATCTAGTAATGCTGACAAGTATGGAATTTCTAAAATAACACCAAATTCATTACGATAAAAATCTAAACCTATATAGTCAGTACCAAATTGTGTTGTAATCTTTTCTTCAGTTGGAATTACATTTGCTGGTATTAAACGAATAGTTGGGTTAGTAACATCTCCAACATATGTAATTGTGTAAAAGTTTTCACTAACGTTTGTATAGAAACCTTCTTCAAAAAGACCTTCGTTGATGTTCGCATTCATTGTTCCAGTTTCTGGAGTCAATGACGTTAAAGCGGGACCATTTAACTGTGCTGAAATTCTAAATGTTGTGGCATTGACAATTTCCTTAATATAGTATATAATATCAACATCTAATCCACCTAATAATGGAGTACCATCTGGTTGTGTAAATGTTACAGTTTGATTAAGAAACAAGTCTGCTGTTGAACCAGATGTAATAATAGCGTCTGCAGTTGTTTCAGTAATTGCTAATGTTACTGGTGCTACGATACTAGTAGATGTTAAATTCACATCATAGTTTGCTCCGTTCTCATCAAAGAACGATTGTACAAAGCCTACTTCATTTGGCTCTTCAGTATTATAGAACATAACAGTAAGATTTTCAAGTGATGTGACACCGTCTATGTTACCTATAGTAGATAATGTTTGTCCATTAATTTCGGAAAAAAGTTTAGTACTTACGACATCTACTGTGTTGTTTCCTGGAAAAAGATATTGATCTTGTGCGTTTCGTTGAGGCACTGTAAACGTAACATAACCCTGCGATGCTCCGTTATTGTTAACACCTAATATGTTTCTTGTGTTTTGTGCTCCGTCTAATCCAGTGATACCTGGAACACCTTGAATCCAAAACTGAGTTTCTTGGTTGACAGCAAAACGATATGTTCCACCACGCAACAATGTAAGAGTAGGATTAAGTGTACCAGTTGCTGAACTCTGAGGACGAATGTTGTAGGCATTTGCTGTATCAGTTATAACATAATCAGTTTCGGAAAATACTATTGCTGATGAAACTGCCACGACTGGAGGACCTTCTGGTATCCAGTAGTATTGATTAAAGTTTATAAGTTTATCTAAATTTGTAAACGAGTCCCATGAATAGAACTCACTCTTAAATAAGCGATCATTGTCATTGACAACACTGCCTGATAATTTAAGAGCATCGATTAACTCAGGGTAACTTAAGAAGTCTTTTGCTGATGCTTGATTTTCATTTAGAAAAGCAACACCAGGCGCTAATTGATAATCAGTACGAGTTGCGTTTGGTTCAGTAACATAGTAGTCTTTTGCGTTAACACCGTAACCAAATTTACTACCTACATATCCTTGTAACTTTGTTGTTACAGGATCATTAACTAACTGGTCAAGTGTTGCTCCTAAGAATTGAGCATTGGTTGAGGTTTTAAATATCTCTGGTAAAAACTGTAGTGTTCTTATTCTTGCCATAGTTTAATAGTCCCTTAAGACTGTAATGTGGCCGGGCTTAAAGCGGCTACGATAACAACATCATTTGTTGTGGCGGCGTTTACAAATATTTCATAAGGCCTACATTTAATTTCATACAAATCACCAAATAACTTTTCTGGATTATTTGATACAAGAACAACTGAACTAACTAAGTCACCAATTGTTTCATGTAAGTACGCACTCAATTCTGAAAAGAAGAAAGTATCACCAAAGTTCCAGTTATCAATGTTAAAGTAAGTATCCATTGCTGATAATACAGCACTTCTTACTTCACTATCAGAAGCATTTGTCGTTGTTGATTTTACAGCCTTAATCGTTGCTTGTAAAGAAGTATCTGCTTTAGCACCGAACAACGGCTTAAATGTAACGCTGTTTAATATTACACTATCTGACAACATTTTGTAATTATCTATTAATGGATAATCTGATTGTAGTTCATTCAATGTTGGTTGTGTTGGTTTTGTTACAGTATCAGTAGTGTCTTGTATCCAATTCTTATATGCTGTATAATATGCTTGTGCTACTATATACAAATCAATAATGTTTGTAGTTGCTGGATCAATACGTGTTGTGTTATTAGCATTGTGTCTATACTGATAATCTAATCCTTGACGACCTGATTGGACTGAATAATCTGTTTGTAATGTCACAATATAAAATGGTGTCGTAATAGTTGGATCTTGTATTGTTTTATAAAATTTGTTTTCTGAGTATGCATAGAATAATTGTCCTACAGCAAATTCATATTTGACAGTTTCAATTTGTGCTTTTGTTCCATAAACGTAATTCACATCTGTACTTGGAACAATTAATTGTCTTGTTAAGTTAATAGGATCTGTAACAGTTCTAAAGAACACGTACAATCCTATATTCGCACCATTATTTACGTAACCAGTTACATCATTAAAGAAGTCTGGATCTAAAATAAGTGTTGAGTTATTAACATCAGTTGCCGCAACTTCAACTTGAAAGTCGTTTACATAACCATCTGATTCAACTGTTTGTCCTAATATATTAACTTTTGTGTCTGCTCCTAAAGCAGTAGTTTTTCCGAATTGTGTGTTGATGCCAAGTACATTAATAAAGTCTTGTATAATTTTACCTGTAAACGGATCGTATACTAATTCATTCTTACTAAAAGTAAATCGTGTATCAGCAACACTACCGAAATAGTATGTAAGTGATCTGTAAGTTACTGTATAACGATTGTTTCCTAAACTAGTAAACTTGACAAAGTAATTAGTTGCTGTAGGCGCACCAATTGACCAACGTTCTTGGTTAATCAATAATGAATTATTAAAGATTAAAGTAAAGTCTTGTTGTAATTCAATTTTAAGAATTGCTTCTTGTATTATAACTGTTGACAAAGAATTATCAAAGACAGGAATAATCTCTGTTAGAGTTACAGTGTCAGGGACAAATCCATTAAGAGTGACTGGTCCTTTACCGTTAGCAAACGAACCCTGCCCAGAGTTGTTACCATCTCCGACAACATTTAATATTGTTGACCAAATGTAATTCTTTTCACTCGCACTTGGTATACCTTCTATAAGACGATTATTACTATCAAAATAAAATCCGGCTGGAGCTGTTAATTTTACAATAGCACCTGTTGTTGCGTATTTTGCGTTCGTTGTTGTAAAGATGCCCAATGGTTCTGGTGTTTCTACAGTACCAGACAATGTATAAAAATAACCAGATTCACTTGATGAATCTACTGAACTTGTTTTCCAATATAAAGTACTACCACTACTTGTTCCTGGATACGCATAACGTGTATAATTTTGAATATAATATTGATTAGCACGATTTAAAGCAAGTACTGATGCTAAATCATCTGTAAAGAATTGAATAATGTCTGATGTATTGTTTACTTGTAATGTTAAAAAGCCGTCAGCAGAATTTTGGTACAATGCTCCGTCATCTCCGAAAGAGTTTGTACTTGAGTACTTACCAGTTGGGTCAAGTAAGTCTAAGTTTTTAGAAACACCAATTGAACTTCTGTTAATCGCAGAACTTTTAATGATTGAACTATAAAGTGTGTATGGGAAGTTTGTGTAGTCTTCTCCGTTAACCATACGATTTTGTGTATAGTATCTTGTTGGTGCTCTTTGTTTAATTTGTGCAATTGGTTCTCTTGCTTGTGCGTTAGAAACTGTTAAAGGCAATCCTAATTGAATACTAAGAGTTTCAGTTTTGCCTGTTCTACTTAGATAAGTTATAGTTACAGACACACCGTTCATTTCTGAAGGTTCTATTGTGTAAGTTAAGCCGTTACTACCACGCACATAGGCTCTGAAACTACCTACAGGAATTTCTGAAAACACTCCGTCTCCAAAGACATAAGTGACTTGATCGTTAGCACGTGATGTTACAGAGAAGATTTTTTTGCTACTAGATTCTGTTTGTAAATATGCGTCTGCGTAGACATTCTCTACTTCTTCCCAAGATGTTAATGTGCTGTCTGCGTTGACTTGATACAACCATGTATCAGTGTTGTTGACACCGTTGATACCAATATCATATGTTTCGTTTGCTATTTGTTGTTGAAACGTAGTAGTAGAATTTTGTAAAGTACCTTGTTTAAAGTAAAACATGAACCCAGTGTTTGGTGAACCAAACCCTAATCTATCATTTCTATATAACATGTTCATTCGACCAGTCGGTGCTGGTGGAATTTCATATACGTATGTTTTATCAAGTGCGGTAGCACTTACTAATTCAAAGTTCATTGAAGTGCCATCTACTTGAGATACGAAGGGCACAATTGGCAAAGTGTTTGCTGGTAAATTAATTGCGTATTCACTTGTGTTGACCCCAAGAATATCAGTCGTGTTTCCTGGATTACCAATTCGCTGTGTATCGATGAGAGTAGCATTGATAATTGTGTTCATTTGCTCTAACCAATTAACATTGCCTGGATCATTCCAAGTGACTGGTATATTACTTAAGTTAACACCGTTTGCATCTGTAATGTTTTCAGTTGTTCTGATTGTTTGCACTTTCATATATCCAGAAGCACAATTGTTTCTTTTAGGTGTATAGCCTACTAAGTTAGCAAGTTTAACAACTGAGTCTCTACGTTCAGCAGTATCTATAAAGTTCTCACGGGCGTTTAGATCGTTTCTGAACGCAAGTCCTTGACCCATGAACGACATGACATCAAGTAGAGCAATAAACTCTGAACTTTCTACATAGTCATTAAAATTTTCAGGGTAATATAGACGAAGGTAATCGATGAAACTCTTTCTTAGTGTTTCGTAATCGTAACTTCTAAAATCGGCCTGTGAGAAGGTTTGATAGATTGCTTTCCAATCATTTACCCCAAATAGACTCGATTGACGTGAACTTGTTGCCATAGTTGTTTCCTGTTAAGAGTATTTATCTTTATGGAAAACCAGGGTTTTTTATTAAAAAGAGAGTGTTGCGGCGTTCGTGTCTGGGTTAAAAACGATTGCTATATCCCCAGGATTATTAAAAGGATTAATAGATAATTGAACTTCAACTAAGATACCTTCTTCTCTCTGATATGATCTTATTGTGTTAATGTTAATTCTACTATCTAAACTTGAGACTCGTCTTATTTCATTTTGTAATGCTTGTGAAACATCAGCAGTATTTGGTTCAAACACAAAGTCCCAGAGAGTAGTGCCGTAATCAGGTTGTCCAACTTTTTCCCCTTTACGGATGTTTAAAGCGTTGACAAAATCTTGTATGACTAATTGTTCATCTATGAGTTTAAATTTTTTACCAAAAACTGTAGGATCTGTAATACCATTGTTTACACCAGTCGCACTTACAGGCAAAGGATTCACCGTTCTCGGTTTATCTGCGCCTATTGTTGAAAATCCTATAAATGTTGCCATACTTCTATTTATATCCTATGTTATTTCTTCTTCCAAGTAATAGAGAGATCAGTTGTGAACCTGTTGGCATTATGATGCAGTACATAAGATCCATCTTGCTCACCTGCCCAGAATGCTGTATCTCCAGCATTAATAACAGCAACGAACTTCTCACCTATACTCTCAATTGAAACAACTTCGTCCCAAAACTCTTTG